AATGACAACAAAGAAAAAAAATACAAGCTGGAATAGCCAGCGGGAAGGATTTCTTGACTCTTTGAAGTATATGAAGGGACGTCAACAAGGTCAAATCAAAAGCCTAAAGACACCCTGGGATAAGTTCAATGACGCAACAACAAGTGGTTTAGAGTGGAACTCAATGACGGTTATTGGTGGAAGACCAGCAAGCGGGAAAACTCTTATCAAAGATCAGATTGTACGTGAAGCTTTTATCTTGAATAAAGGTGAAAACTTTAGAGTACTGGAATTTCAGTTTGAGATGATAGCTCGCACCTCAGCTATCCGTGAATACTCCAGTGTACTTGGTAAACCCTATAAGTACTTATGTAGTGCATCAGGGACACTTACCGATGAAGATCTTGAAGTTTGTTATAACTATGCTAAAGAAAGGGTACAATATCCCATAGATATCGTAGATAACCCTTGTACAGTTAATGAATTTAAAGAAATCATTAAGGACTACATGGAATATTATGCTGAATCTGATGAGGATAATAACCTAATTTTTAAAAAAACTGTTATAACATTAGACCACTCACTCTTACTCAAAAAGGCACCTTTTGAGAAAGATAAATACGAGACGTTGTATAATTTAGGTGAGGCGTTAACGGAACTTAAACGTAAGTATCCAATAGCGTTTATTATCTTAAGTCAGCTTAATAGGAGCATCGATAATCCTGAGCGTAGTGAAGACGGTAAGTATGGTAATTACATACTAGAGTCTGACCTATTTGGAGCTGACGCTTTATTACAACATGCCGACACACTAGTAGGTATTAACAGACCTGGGAAACAAAAGATACGCTTATATGGTCCCGATAGATTTATTATTGAGGATGATAAGGTTCTTGTAATGCATTTTATCAAGTGCCGTAATGGCGATGCTAGAATGAGTTTCTTTAAGGCCGAGTTTGAGAAAATGAGGATTGTTGAAACTGAAACCCCACCACAACAAGAAAGAAAAATTAAATACTAAGCAACATGTCCATAAGCACAACACAAAAAACAGACAATGTAAAAGATAAGCTATCTGATCTTAGACAATATCATCAGGAAACTTTTGATACCCTAGGTATACCAGATGCTCTTTATCTTCCTAAGTTAATTTATCGCCCACAAGGTAAAGATGATATGCACTTCAGCATGTTTGTTGGTGAGCTCCGTAAAGAACAAGATGTTTATACCGAAGCTGTAAGCCAAGCCAAAGATCCTGAAGATCTTAATCGCACTTTATATGTTTGGCGTTATAACCCACACTGGTTAGAAGAATATGATACCACCGAGCCTATGGCTAATGGTCAAGTAAGATATTTGATTCCAGCTGCTGAGTTAGTTAAAGTTAACATTCCTAAAAAGGAAGAAAAGAAAACTATTTCAACTAAAGGTAATTCACCTTCGACACCTCTTGTAATGGATTTTGATGAAATTCTAGATCCTGCACAAGATGCTCCAGTTGACCAGCTAACCATTCGTGACTTAGCTGCTATTCTATGGAAGAAACCTATTAGTAGTAAGAAATGGTTAAACGATTTAATGAAATAAAATGGAGATCAAATTACCACTAGAAAAAGTTATGGCTACTACACAAAGTCCTAATAACTTGATTATCTTTTCAAAGCCTAAGACAGGTAAAACAACTTTGTTTGCTAGTCTTGAGAACTGCTTAATTCTTGATTTAGAAAATGGCGCCGATTATATTGACGCTATTAAGATTAAAGCAACTTCTGTTGAAGAGATAAAGCATATTGGAAAAGCAATTAAAGATGCTGGACATCCTTATCAATATGTAGCAGTTGATACAATCACTGCTCTTGAAGAGATATGTATTCCTTATGCTGAGGAACTTTATTCTAGAACCCCTATGGGTAAGAACTGGTTTAGTTCTGCAAAAGCACAATATGGTACTATTCTTAGTTTACCTAATGGTGCTGGTTACCCATATCTTAGAGAGGGCTTCACAAAGGTTGTTGAGTATATCAAAACCTGGGCTCCTAGAACTATATTAATAGGGCACGTGAAGGACACCATGCTTGAGAAAAACGGTTCCGAGTTTAGCTCTTTAGACTTGGATTTAACCGGTAAGTTAAAGAGAATATCTTGCTCTAATTCAGATGCAATAGGTTACTTATATCGCAAAGGCAAAACTAATGTCTTAAGTTTTAAAACTTCTGATGAAATTGCATGCGGTGCAAGACCTGAACACTTGAGAAATCAAGAGTTTGTTGTATCTGAAGTAACAGAAGACAATAAGATAATTGTGGATTGGAGTAAAATTTATATTGATTAACCCTAAGTAAAAATGATAAGTACAAAAGATGTAGTTGGTACTACTGGCGGAGCTGGTATACCTAAAGTGATTCAACCAGGTAATGAAACCTGCACAGTATTAAACATTAAATTGGAGCCAGCTCGCTTTAAAGAAGGTGGGTATGATGTTCTTCTTAATGTTGAAGGCCCAGAGATGGGAGATGACTTTGAAGGATTCTGGATTGATAAAGACAACCAAGCTAAAGGTCGTCACAAAGGCAAGGTGGGTCGTATTCGCGCAAGTGAATATCCTTATGCTGATGGCACCACTAAAACTGGTGTTGAAGTTAGCCGTGATAAAGAATTATTGCGTTTCTTACAATCATTTTGTAAAGAAACTCATACTTTAGAATGGTTTGCTGCTCAAGATAACAAGCATGCAACAATCGAGTCTTTATTTGAAGCATATAACAATGATAAACCATTTGTTGGTAAGGAATTGCGTATGTGTGTTGCTGGTAAAGAGTATGTTAATAAGGAGGGTTACACCAACTATGATTTATTCTTACCAAAGTATTCTCGTGGTCAAGTACCATTTGAGTCTGCTAATGTTGATGAAGTGTTAAGCAAAGTTGTTTTATTTGATGAGCAAGTTCACGTTAGAAAACGTAAAGTTGAAAACGTAAGTTCATTTGGTGATTCAAAACCTGCTGCACCTGCATCATCAGGTGACTTTGAATTATAAGTTTAACATAGAACGTAGGAGGGGAGTATATTACTCCCCTTTTTGTTCTTAAAATAAAAAAATATGATTAGTACAAAATTGCAAGCGGTTACTGCTAATGCAGTTCCTTCTTATTGGGTTTTTGAATATTATTGTAAACTAGACACAAAACTTTCTGGTCAAGATATAAAAATTACTTCGCCATTTAATATTGGTGAGAAGAATCCAAGTTTTTGTATTTATGTTAAAGGTAATAGATATTTCTTTAAAGACTTCTCTACAGATAGAGGTGGTAATCATATTGAATTTATTAAGTTTTTACATAATTGTGATGTCTTAAAGGCAGTAGCAATCATGCTTGATGACTATAATGAATTTATGCAAAATAATGATGATGAAAGGTATATTGAATCTGAGGGTCGTTATGAGGTTACAAGTTATGAAGAACGTCAATGGGATTCACTTGATGCTGCTTATTGGACACAATTTAATATTGATTCTGATACTCTAAAGCATTATGATGTAAGACCATTAGATTCATATGTAATGGAGAAAGAAAATAACCCAGATGTAAAAATACGTAAAGCGTATATATATGGTTATTTTAGAAGTGATGGTCAACTTTATAAAATTTATCAACCTAAATCAAAGGATAATAAATTTATAAAAGTTCAATCTTATATTCAAGGTACTGACCAACTTAAGTTTGATAAACCTAATCTTATTATTTGCAGCTCTCTTAAAGATATCATGTCAATATCTAAAATTGGTTACAACGCAGAGTATGTAGCCCCGGATAGTGAGAACATAATGATCCCTAGTGGATCAATAGCAATGTATAAAGATAGATATAAAGCTATTTGTACTTTATTCGATTATGATGAAGCAGGTATAAGATCTGCTGATAAGTACAAGAAGTTTTATGATCTAAATAAAGTTATCCTACCAATGTCTAAAGACATATCTGATTCTATAAAGGATTATGGTATAAGTAGGGTGCATGAAAATTTACACCCCTTACTAAAAGAAGCACTAAAGAAATGAGTTGGATCTACCAATTAAAAGAATTCACCGAGGATATGATTCCTGATGGTGCTGTAGGGTTTGTATACCAGATGGATGTTATCCTGGATGGTGAACGCAAGTCCTACATAGGCAAGAAGAACTTCTTTGCGGATGTTAAGACAAAGCTTTCTAAGAAGGCGTTGTCTACAGATAAGCGTAAGAAGACTTACAAGCGCGTAAGAAAAATTGTATATCAGAACTACTATAGTAGTAATGAAAAACTTAAGGCAGCTCATAATGCCGGGGTACAAATCAAAAGGACTATCCTAAAGATATGCTACTCTAAGACTGAGCTTTCTTATCAAGAGGTAAAGTACCAGTTCATGTGTGAAGTACTAGAGAAAGACTTCTGGTTAAACGCAAACATACTGGGAAGATTCTATAAACAAAAGTAATATGGCAAGTT